AAGGTCTCCATAGTAACTAGTATCATCATAAGCCATTTTTCACTAACCCTCTACGATTTCGATATCTAAGTTGAATCTTGCTTCAATGATTCTCTCTTCCAAGTCAGTCATATCTATATGATACACTTCATCATCAGCCATATCAGTCTGCTCAATCACTTCAGTATATGAAGAGCCATTTTGCAATACAATATGGCAGACTTGTATCCCATCAATCTCATTTTCAATGATTGATGCAAGACTGGACGGACTAAACTCAATGCTAATGTTCGCATCTTCGTTGAACTGCTCCACTTTAGCTACAACATCATCTTTCACCATTTCAAGAGAATAGTTATCTTCAAGTATCAATGCAATCTTGTACGCCCCTTCACTGCTTGTTGCAGGGAGTACAGTGACTCTTGTAGCTAAGATATATTCAATAGTGATTCCAACAATATCATACTCTTTCATAGCAAAAAGCTCTTCAAGTGATGCCTTTGCAATTGTGGTGTCAGTCCAATCTACAGGGTTGTAGTACATTTTCACATCTGCATCCAATCCAACAACTCCCCTTTCGACTTTGACATCGTGAATAATATCGTTTCCTTCGGTATCGGTAGGGGTAATTGCTACATTTTCATACCACGCCAAAGAGCCAGTAGGGACTTCATAAGGGGATAATAGGATTCTTGCACGATAATCATCATCACTCTCAATATCCTCTCCATCAACCATTTTTGCAGTATTTGTCACACTGACAAGACTTCCCAAATCTCCCAGCACTAGAACAATTGTATTTGGGTCAACATTTGTATATGCTCCTTCAAGCTCACAAAGAACATTTGCAGTCACACTAGTCGCACCAGCACCAATAACCAAATCTTCACCATCGTTATCAACGATAAAGCTGATTGCATCAATTGTAGCTACTTGTGTGCCATCTGGAATTATAATATCAAGACTAGTGTCTTCAGACAACCTAGTGAAAGTGACTTCCCCAGTACTTGCAGAAGATCCAACACGATGAACTCCCGCCATATCACCAAAGTTATCTAGGAATTCTCCTTCTGCAGTGTGAATCATACTCATACGATAATTCAAATCGATTAGTTCTCTATGTTCTAGGATGTATGATGCCATCACATCTGCAAGGTGATAAGCTTCGCTTCCGATACTGAAGTCGGTTATTTTTGTCAGTCCATCAAGTTCTGCAGTACGGTATTTTGTGATAATTTCATCACGAAATTCTGATTTTGTCAAAGTGTCTCCATCGAAAGTGATGAATTCAATGTCTTCTTCAACCATAATTATTCAAATTCTCCCAAGTCTAAATTCATAGTTTCATCAGTTCCGTTCACTAATGAAACTTCCAATATGAAATTCAATTTTCTATCAACTGTAATGTACGGCTCTATCCGTTGTATTGTTTGAACACGAGGATTTTCATATAATGCGTTTCGAATGTATATGATTAGTGCATCTATGCTTTGCCCTTCAAAGTCTTCTCCAAGTGCTTCAAACAGTTCAGACCCCCACTCATTATCCACAGAAGGATAAAAACCTTTTTGAGTGAGCAGTTGATTATGAATGTTCTGTTTTGCATTCTCCAAACCAGTTACCAGTTCTATATCTCCAGTGCTTGTTACACCACCTTTGCTACTGTAATCTGTACCGAAGATACTGTCATCTTGTTCAACCATTTTATTTGACATCCTCCAGTTTCTTCATCTCGATTGTGCTTTTGTTCATACTGCTACAATCATACCATTTTGAGCCGGAATAATTCCACATATGCCCTTGTTTCTTTCCTTTTGTAGTCACATATGTTCCAACACGAATCCCAACCTTTTTTCCTGCACCTTCGCCCATCTTTGCCATCAACCAAGCGAAGTCGCAACAGTTCGCAGTTTTATGCTCCCAACAGTATTTTGCACTTTTGCTACCGAATTTCTTATAATTTTCTGTCTTGTAGTAGTGATTTCCATATTTCTTGTATTTCCATCCACCAACGCCCCCAGCATTTTTTATTTTGAGCCATTTGTAGATTTTTGCAAGTGTGCCTAGCTGTTGACCTTTGAGTTTGATTTTTTTGCTGATGGGAGAATTGTCTTTCAAGCCGATGTTCACATTTACATTTTCGCATTTGGCTTGTAAGGGGTTTCCACTTCCCCCAACTCTTTGACCATTTGCATTGTAGAAAATATAACTTCCATCATACTTATTGGTTAAATGATTTTTCCCTTCAATTAACTCCAAGTCATAAGTCTGATTATCAATATCCTCTTTGATAGAATCAATATACAAGTTCTTCTTACTAGTCTCGGAAAATTCAGCCAAGTTGATGTTGACCAAGTCCCCTAAATGTATGTTTTTCATTATAGGAATTTTCATACTCCCTTTGTATGAGCTTTTTGTGTCAATCAAATTTTTTGCTTTTGTTAATGCTTGTGCTTTCGATAATTCACATTTTTGTGATTGTGTTTGTGAAGAAGCTACCTTAGTAGCACTATTAGGAGTTACTGTTGCGGGAGTAAGTTTTCCCCTCACTTTCTTGTTTTTGTCCTTGCCACTAACAGCACAGAAATCTGCTCCACATTGACTGCAAGTCAACTCACCCTCAGGCACATTCTTTGGATTCCATTTAAGTTTCCCTGCAGTTTTATAATGTGAAACTGATTTGCATAATGGACAAGCATTTTTCCAAGTCTTTTTAGTCAATTTATATGTATACCCGCTTTTGCTCGGATAAGCCCAAGTTGTAACAGTGCCATCTTTGAATGTTGCCTTAACTCCTTTCAAAACCATACATTATCACATCCTTAAAATGTGAGAACATCATAGCGTTGGTCAGTTCCACCGAATCCATTCCAATGTCCTCCCCAGTATTTGTTTTGTCTTTTTGATGTAGTAGTTCCAGTATCCACAACAAGCCATTTGCCATTGACATAATACTCACCATACACGTGACCTTGTTTTCCTGCTTGTGCGTGACAATACCTACACTTGATCCCTATGCTTCTTGCCATACCAATTAGCAGGTTCGCATTGTCACAGCAATTCCCCCCTCTTTTAGTTAAGCAACCTACTGCCCCTCTTTTACTGTTTGCGTAACTTACATAAGCGATATTCTTGTTACACCAGTTGAATAAGAGTTTTAAGTTATCGTATTGGCTGTTACCTTTCTTTGCGATAGATAACGCTTGATTAACAACTTTTGAGGGAATATTATATTTGCTAATTTGTGTAGTGTCTTTGAGACTAGAGTCGCTTGAACTTGAGTTGCTAGTTGAACTACTTGATTTACTGTTGCAGTCTGTCACTTCAGTGACATAACCCCATTTTGCGATTAATGAGGAACTGGCAGTAGCATTCGCAATTGTCTTGCCATCAAAAGTGACTTTTCCCGCAGTGATTATGTCTGTGCTATCGTGTTCTTCATCATAATCCAGCACATTTGTGAAAGTGTAACCTTTCTGTTGCTCATCAATTTCCTTGAAAATTAGAGTCCCATTTGCATTGACATATGCACGGACTTCGTACCCTGCTTGATGCTCAAGCCAACAGAGTTGTTGTGCGATATCCCAAATGCTTTTGTTCTCCCATTTGAGATTATCGTGCTTCAATGTTGTCTTGTAGATTCCTGCAGTGGAGAAATTATTCTTAGACAAGCCCAACACTTTCTTCATAATCTGACTGCTAGTCATCTTAGAATATGAGCAACTTACCTTATCGTGATACAATCGTGTATAATCAATTACATCATACACATAATCTTCTCCAATTGTCTTTTTCACTTTGTAGACTTGCCCACCAAAATCAGTGGTGTCAGATTTGTATCGGATACGGTCTGCTTCGGCTAGTTTAATTGGTGATTTGAAGCTCATAGTTGAGGCATCTTCACGATTCCAATCAATACTTGCATCGTGAAATGGGATTGACTTGAAGTCTGCACTTTCACGAGTAGTGGAATGAGAATAGTATAGTTTTCCTATTGCCAACTTAATCACCTTTTATGGATATTTGTATTTCTTTTGCCAATAGGTACGAGTTGCCTTATCCCATTGACCAGTTGTTTTGAGTTTGTTTGCTTTCTGCAGACTCTTAACAGCCTTCTCAGTATAAATGGCGTATACTCCATCAACCTTGTAACCTTTATAATATCCTTTGGATTGTAGGAATTTTTGTAAGGATTTGACACATTTCTTGCTACTTGAACCTTTTTTCATAGTCCCACAAGTCTTCAGCAGATATCTGATGTTGCTGGAAAGGTTGGTCTTTGAAGTGCTAGTCTTCGTAGTAGTCTTCTTCGCCTTACTAGTGCTACTCACTGCCTTGCCCCACACACGAAATGTTTTCTCCGTGACATTGAAAGGCACATCTTCAGTGAACTCCCATTCAATTTCATAATTGCCCCCAGTATCTTCACTATACTCAAAAGCAGTCAGCATATAGTTCCCATTCAGATTAGACATAGATGGACTAGTCAAAACCTTCACCTTCCCCTTATAATTCTCTGCCAAGAAGATATAATCATTAATCCGATGGGGTCTTCCGTGTCTACTAGGCTCATCTCTAGTGCAAAGACTCTTGAAGCTGATAATTCTTCCAGTTGAACTGATGTGATTTGTTGTTGATCCAGTTGTCCCAATGTAACTGCTTGTGTTATATTCTTCATCACGAGTGATTTTCACTTCTTTGATGATGTTCATAATGTTCATTCCGTGCCAACAAATATGGGCTTTTTGACTAGCCATTTTATCTACCCCTTATCAAGTTTTGTTTTTTCAAGTGTGAATTTACACTGTTGACTATATATTCACTAGCACTTTCCTCTATAATTCCATTGATGTTGAAAGTATTTTGCACAGTTGATTGATTATTTGCACCAAAATCAGATAGACTTGCATTCAATGAATCATTGAATCCTTCAAATGAGATGTCTTCATCGAACCCTTCAAAACCTTCAAAACCCATATGCAACACACTTCTCACAGTGTCGATACCGGAATTAATTTGGTCAATGATTGGTCTGATAGTGTTCCACGCTTGTGTGAATGGTCTAGTCAAAGCACCAAGCACTCCACTGACCGCACTTGTCACACGAGATGGCAAACTAGATATCGCAGAATACACTTGATTGACAAGACTTCTCGCTCTAGACACTGTATTAGTAATCCAACTAGTAGCTTGACTGATGAACACTGGCAATACACGAGACAATACCCCTGCAATGAGACTTGCAAAAGGATTCAAGGTAGTTATCACACCAATGATGAGCATCAAGACTTGTTGAGGAGTCATATTCAATAGCATATTGAACCAGTTCACCACAGTAAGCCAAATCTGTGACAGAATCACAACGATTGAGTTGATTATACCACTCAGATATGTGATTACAAAACTAACTGCTGTAGTAACTTGTGTTCCTAATTGACTTAACCAGTTGTATAAGTCTCCAAGCCAAATTATGAAACCATCAATAGCCCCTTTCACTGCTCCCATCACTTGACCGACAAACACTCCTAACGAAGCGACTAGACCATCAACTGCCTCTCTGACTTGTTCATTATTATTATACAAGTACCACAGCACACCGACAAGTATGAGAATTGCTCCAATCAGCAACAAAACAGGAAGTAACAAACTATTCTCTGCAACACCAAGAGCCGTGGTTGGAGCAACGGCAGAACCTTTAGCAACTGCATTTCCTTCTTGAGCAACAGTCTCAATACCAAGTGCAGTTGCCAAAACACTCTTTACTCCAGCACTTAATGATTCAGCAGTTCTTACAGTGTCAATTGCTCCTTTCACACCATCATAAGCACCACGGACAGTCTCAATACTTCCTTTCAATGCATCATACCCTTGTTTTGCTTGACTGATAGCAGACAAACCGCTTACAACTGATGAAGCGATTCCCCCACCAACAAGCAGTGATGTGGATAACCAACCTTTAGTCTGTGCATCCAAATCGTTGAAGCCTTGAAGAAGAGTTTTCACTGCAGGGAGTACGGATTCCCCTAATCTTTTTCCCGCTCTACTGAATGATTTTCCCATCAATGCTTCCATACCAGTCGCAGTATTCATCAAGTCATCGGTTGACCCAGTGACCTTGTTTACTGCTTCCATATAGCCTTCGACATCATCTTCTTTACCGTTCCAAAGACCAGTTCGCATCAATGCATCTTCTGTGATACCATACTGGTCAAGAGAAGCATATGCTCCTTTGATACCTTTGGATAAGTCGAACATAGCTTGTTCCGCTTTAGCACTGCTTCCAGTCATCGCATAAACATATTGTCCAAAATTAGCGACTTTAGGAGTGATTGTATCCATTTCCTTGGCAGTTCCTCCAGTCGCAGATTTGATACCATTCATCGCAGGGATTAACTGTTGCATACTGATTAAGCTACTGTCTGTTGTTTTGTCAATAGTGTTGTACAACTTAGTATATGATTCACTAGTATCTCCCATTCCTTTGATGAGTACTTTGTTTGTTTCTGCTTTTGCACTAGTTCCGTAGACCGTGTCCCAAATAGATTTTCCAGCAAGTCCACTTATCATACCAGTAACTGCACTTCCAGTCCCACTCATATTAGAAGTGACTTGCTTCTGCAAATCATCTAACTCTTTCCGAGCATTCTTCAAACTAGTATCATCAACATCAACATCAACATTGACTTTCTCACCATTGAGATCATTGACTTCTTTTCTTGCAATCTTCAATTCAGTATCTGCAACACTAACCTCAAGGTCAAGTTTCTTCCCTTGTAGGTCTTGCAGTTCCTTTTCGGCTTTCTGAATTTCTTCATCTGAAACTTTCACATCCACATTCGGATTTTTCACATCACTCAAGAACTTCTGCAATTCCTTGATTTTGCTATTCGTTTCATCCAGTTTTGCAGAGTCTGTTTCAAGTTTGAGCATCAGTTTCTGCTTTTGCAAGTCACTCGCTTTTTTTTCAATATCCGAAAGCTCTTTCTTTGCAGTCTCTAAATCTCCAGTGATGAGATTAAAACGGATATCTACATCAAAATTCTTCACCATAACTCTTCAGCTTACTCCCCAAATATAAATTTTAAAAAAAAAATAGAGAGAGATTCAGTAAGTAACTAGAGGTTTCTGTTTGCTCCTCCATCTGCGAATCTCTCGATTAATCACCTTGAATGCTAATATTTGAAAAGGACTGAACTCTTTGAATTCTGACAAAGTAACTGTCAGAATCCCCATATCTACGAATTGAGTGATATATGATAAATCCCCCTTCTCGTAGTCGAGCAAGTCCTCTAGAAGTTTTTTAATTTTGAGAATTGCTCATTATCAACAGCAATCCCGCTCACTTCTATACATTTCAATGTCAGTACAGTCGCAAGTCCCCCAGTGAACAGCTCATCGATTTGTTGTTTTGTGAACGGTTTGTTATCAAACTTGTTCAAGACACACTCTTTTAGCAATAGAGTGTTAAATTCTGCAGTTTCTAAAGCTTTCTTATTCTTGGACAGTTCAACAAACCGTGCTTGTGAGATGGGTCTTATGCGAACTCCAATAGTGTAATCCTTATATTCTACAGTCACATCCTCATAATATTCGTTGTTGAGAATTTTTTGTTCTGTTTGTGTAATCAAATCCTCTAGGGCAATTTGCTTCTTTTCTGACATTATTACATTCCTCCAATAAATAATAACTTGTTAAAAAAAAATAAAAAAAATAAAGAACCTAAACAAAGGAGTTTAGATTCTTTCAGATTGTCTTGTCAACTGATTGACAGATAATTCTAATTTTTGAGTCATCGCATCAGATGGACTCCACTCATCCTCATCGCTGGTAACTGTTACGCCACTTCCAATGATGGATCTTCTGTAAGGGTCTCCCCCTGCAGTGTAACTTGTACCACTGCAAGTCACAACTTTTATATTATCGCTGTTGAGTTTCTCTTCAAGTGCAATTGCTTCATCAACATCAGTTGGGAAGACTAATCCTTCGATGGTGATTGTTCCACCAGTGTTTCCTGCACTAGTTGTCACATCCCCTTGGAAAGTTAAGGTTGTGGATGCATCTTTGTTTTTCTTTGAACTTACTTTTGTAGCATAGAGAACGATTACTCCATCTAAGTTGATTTCTACATCAAATATTTCTGCTCCCATAGTCTTATGCCTCCTCGTATGCAGTAATTTCTAATGAAACATTGAGTTCAACTACACGGATGATATCTGCAATGTACAATTTCAAGTTTGCTTGTACCTTGTCGGTAGTTATGTTCTTGAGATTGTACTCCATATCTACAAGATAATTGTTTGCCATAGCTAATTGTCTTTCATACTCGAATAATCCTTTTATGTAATCTTTTGTTACACGATTGTTGTCTTCACCAAGCACATCAGACAATGTTAATCTTTTTATGATGTAGTTTTTGACTCTTTCAATCTTCATATCATAATCGGCAGGAGTGATGTTACTTAAACATTGTACAGTTCCTAATCTACGATTTTTGTATTTGGTTGTGTGGAATCCGTTGTTGAGTAAGTTTTTCCAAGTGATATTCGCAGTAAGTGGGAAAACATCTTTAGTATTCTCTCCTATGATTCCTTCGTAGGTTTTTGCAGTTTCAGACTTGTTCACTTGTCTGCCTGAGGTGAATGCACTATGCCAACATCCACTTTGAGCAATGTTGAGACTAGTAGCTTCTCCATTCACTCTCACTGGAGTGGTTACTGCTTTGAATATTCCACGATTCCATTGTGTTTTGAATTCGCCAAGTAGAGAAGCAGTAGCGTTTGTCAAATCAATACCAGTGATGATTCCGAAAGGTTTTTGGTTTAGGTATTGTTTGTTTTCAAAGGTTTTGAGTGTTTGCCAAACAGGGTTCAAAATAGTTGTAACGGTCTCATCAACAGTAGTGGTAGTTACAAGTGCAGTGTTCTCTGCAAGAGTGAGAATGTCAAAATCTTCTTCTTCAAGGAGAGTACAAGCATTTGCAATATCTTCATTAGTACTAGTAGTTGAAAGAGAAACTTTGCCATAATTAGTATTGACCACTAATACACTTTCTGCTCCTTTGGATTGTCTACTACTGTTGAAGATATAATCCAAACAATAGAAACTAATGAAAGTAGTAGGGACTGGGTCTTTGTTCGCATTTGCTATGCTATTATCTTCCACTAATCTGTAGTC